GCGGTATTGCCTTCATGGAAACAACTACTGGACGACTGCGAGCGGGTGTTGGGCTGGGATGGTGAATATAACCGGCTGCATGCGCATCGCTCTCTGGATGATCGCACGCCAACTGAAGAATACACGCTGCGCCTTGACCCGAATGCCGAGCTTTGCGGCCCTACGGATGATGAGCTGGCGGTGTTGTGGATGCCGGAAGTAGGACGGACACCCCAGCGCGGCGTGATCTCGATTTTTGGCAATGAATACGCCAACAAGATGCTGGTTGATGCGCTGGCAGAGGGTGAAAAGGTTCGCGTCCGGTTCGATATTCACAATGCTGACAAGGTGTGGGTGTTGCGTATGGATGGCACATTCCTTTGTGTTGCTGAGTGGAATGCGCATAAACGAGCTGCTTTTCCAGTGGCTTATATGGATAAAAAGCGTCAGGAACGTGCCGACGGCAAGATCAAGCGTGCAGTACGCGACATCAACGAGGCCAATGCAGAGCTTGGCAATGTGATCGAGGCGCAAGGTGAATTTACCCAGGACATCTGCGACTTTATTGATTTAACACCCAAAGTCCTCGCTGAGCCTATGTTGACAGTAGAGGATTTCAGGGATGCGCCGCAGGAAGCAGAGAAATTCATGAGTAATGAAGATCAGCTGATGTTTCTGTATGGCGGCGGAGAAGATCCTAGAACTAAGAATGTGGCCGCTGGTTAATTCAAGTTAACCAGCAGCCTTTTGCAGCAGTAGTAACAATCATCACTAAATAGGAGTTTAACAGATGAAACAGCACTTTGTAGAAACCAGTAACCACCGGCTTTTTATCAATAGCGTCGCCGCTGTTGAAAATCGCGGCAGTCCAGAGGCGTGCATTTTACTGCTGACCGGCGAGCCTGGCACAGGTAAAAGCTGCACCGTGGACAACTGGGGCGCAGCGCGGGACGCGATTTATCTGGAAGGAATCCCCGGCATGTCGCTGTCATTTTTGCGTGACTATCTGGCCGACCAGACCGGCATTGTCGGACATGGCAAATTTGACCAATACAAAGGCATGGTGGAGTTTTTCCGCGCTAATCATCAGCCGATCATCCTAGACGAAGCGCAGCATGGCCTGCCAAATAAGGCTGAGTGTATTGAATATCTGCGCCGCATCGCTGAACAGGCTAATACTTTGCTGGTGTTGGTATGCCATACCAGTGAAAAGCACCGTTTTTCAGAACACCGTCTGGCGCATGTCGCCACCCGCGTGTCGGCTGCGCCTGAGCTGAAGCCTGCCACCGCATTGGACTGCGCAGCTTATCTCGCTGAGCTGTGTGACGTGAATACTGATCAGGGCATCGCGCAACAGGTATTTGAGCAGTCACGCGGTCGCTATCGCCTGATGAGCAATGCCTGCCGTACGCTGGAAGTGATCGGCATAAAGAAGGGGAAAACCGAGCTGGTTATCGGCGACATCAAGGGAATTAAGCTGTGTGAAGACGCGATGAAGAGCCTGAAACGGGAGACGAAATAATGTCTGTAAAAGGTCAAACCTGCCCCCGCACCGTCACACAGGGGCTGCGTCCGCGCGCCTGGTGGGTGATGCGCCGCCGCACCAGTTTCACCTTGCAAGAGCTGCTGGCCACACTGGCCAACGGCACAGAACGCGATGCAGTCGGGAATCTTAGACAGTATGTCCGCGCACTGGAAAAGGCTGGAATTATAAGGCGTGAAGCTGTCCGTAAGCCGGGTGTAGCGCTTACCAGTAATGGCATGCTGTGCTACCAGCTGGTCATCAATGCCGGCAGAAAAGCACCTGTCTGGCGCGTCAATGCAAAGACGGTCTATGACCCGAATACCGACACAGTTTACCCAATAGGAGTTAGTCATGAATGATGCTCACGCATTTGATCTTTGCCGTGCAGCAGTTGATGCCAATAGCGTGACAGCGGTTGCGCTGGAGGTTGGTTATTCGCGCACAGCGGTTTCATTGTACCTGTCCGGAAAGTATGGCGCAGGTGTTGAAGCGCTGGAAGCCGCTATTTTGGGGCGTTACGACATCTACCCATGTACTTATAACGGGCTGGAAGTCAGTGGCCCAAGCTGTCAGCGCCGTGCTACTGCACCGCGTCCCTTTGGTGGTCGTGCCAAGGAAGCGCACTGGCTGGCCTGTCAATCGTGTTCTCACAATAAATCGGGAGGTAAATCATGAGCAACTTGCATAAATTTGAGCTTCCAAAACCGCGCTGGGTTGGCGCATCCCATGAGGATATAGAGGCAACGAAACAGGCTTACCCGTGCATAAAATGGCTGATTGCAAATAATTTTGAGGTGAAATATACCAAAAAAGGAATAAATCGCCCCCGTGTATTTATCCGCACAAGCCCTTTATGCCAAGAGCTTAATGGCGCGGTGCATCGCTTTGAAAGGATGAATGGCGAGGAGAAACGTTACTGGTTTGCTATTCGCCTCGGCTGCGAGGTCCGCTGGAACGATGAGGTGAAATCATGAAAATCAATGCCAATACCACGCACGGCCGTGTGCTGATCGCGCTGCGCGCCGGTCGCATGGATGGTTCGCAGATCAGAGATCGGGTCGGCAGTGCACATTATGTTTTGACTGTGCTGGTTCAGGATGGCCTGGTTGAGTTCAGAAACGATGCTTACCAACTGACCGATGCCGGGCGTGAAGCCTGCCCGAATCGCCGTGATGCCGAATTGGATCCAAAGCACCAGAAAAGTCCTGCAAAGATATTGCAGCAAGGAGCCGCAGCATGAGCCAGGTTGACTTTGATATGGCGGTTAAATTTGCCCGCATTGCGACTCAGCTGGATGAGGAAAAGGACTGCCTCTGGTTGCCGAATGACATATTGGTTGATCTGGTCAGCGAGTTGCATAACTTTGCACAAGCGCTGGCCGGTGATCGTATGGGGGAAATTTACGACCAGGCTAATGAGGTGGCAGCATGAAACTGTCCTGTCCTGGATGCGGCGCTGTATTTTCTCTGGATGCCTTGATCGGCATGGAGGGGGCGCGAGACGCAGTAATGGCCGCGATGATCCTGCCAGCACCAATAGGCGCGCAAATTATGCGTTACATCGGCTTGTTCCGTCCGGCAAAGCGTAATTTGTCGTTTGATCGTGCGGCAAACCTGCTCAATGAGCTGTTACCGATGATTGAGGCGGCGAAGATTGAGCGTAATGGCCGTATCTGGTCAGCTCCTCAGGTCTACTGGAAGCAAGCTATTGAGGAGATGCTGAGCAAACGCGACACGCTCTCTCTGCCGCTGAAAACGCATGGCTATTTGCTGGCGATTATTGAAGGTTACAACCTGAAAGCTGAAAGCCGCAAAGAGCAGCAGCATGAAGACAAGCTGGCTGGCAGAACAACGGCGACGATGCCAGTCGCATATCAGCCTAATCAGGCTGTGCTGAACGATACCAGGGAGAAGCCACGCGGGGTTATGCCCGCATCATTTAAACAGGATTTACAACGACTCAATATACGTACTCATGAGCAATTACCGCAAGCGCTGCCGGACATCCCGCCAGCGTAGACACCTTGTTTTTTACTTCATCAACCAAAAAGGATACACAAATGGCAAAACCATCTACAACCCGTCTCAAAGCAAAGGCGCAAGTCTATGTTCCGCAAACCCGCGATGAAGCTGCCGCCGATATTCGCAAAATTGGAGACCTGCAACGCCAATTCTTGCGCGCTCAGACGGCAATGAACGACGAGATCGCCGTCATTACCTCCGCTTCTCAGCCGACACTGGATGAATTCAAGGCGCAGCTCACCACGTTGCAGGAGGCTGTTCAGGGTTACTGCGAAGCCAACCGGGCTGAATTGACTAATGATTACAAGGTGAAGACGGCAAACCTGATCACCGGAGAGGTGCAATGGCGGCAGCGCCCCCCGTCAGTTTCGGTACGCGGCGCAGAGAGCGTCATCGAAACCCTGATGCGGCTTGGTCTGAATATGTTTGTGCGCACCAAGGAGGAGATCAACAAGGAGGCAATCCTCAATGAGCCGGATGCCGTCAAGGGAGTGGCGGGAATCACCGTTGTGACCGGCGTTGAAGACTTTGTGATTACCCCGTTTGAACAGGCAGCTGCATAGATTTTTAACCGCCTCATTTGAGGTAAAAAAAGGAGAAGTACATGAATCAAAAAGAACTGATCGACGCAATATGCAAACAGCAGTCCAGCAGCCTGTCCAAGACTCATATCAAGGAAGCATTAGATGGGCTGGTCAAGGTAACTCAAGCCGAAATGCAGAAAGGCGAAGGCGCTGAAGTGACCCTGTCCGGCATCGGCAAGATTAGCGTCAAGCAAAGCCCTGCACGTATCGGACGCAACCCGGCCACGGGTGCAGAGGTACAAATCCCCGCCAAAAACAAGCCGCACTTCAGCGCGGCCAAGGCGTTGAAAGACGCGGCAATGAGTAACTAGCACAGGGCTTTGCCTCATGTCCCTGAAATTAACTTCGGGGACATCGGGAAAAGTTTTAATGTCAGGTTTTCTGCTTCACGGGTAAGAATTTCATTTTTGGCCTGTTAAAATAGCGCCTTACGAGTGGCATTTTAACGCAGCAAGGAGATAAATATGAGCGCCTACCCATCAAAAAAAGCCGATCTTGCCCGAAGAGAGATTCAGCTGATTCATGTCGCCCGTCAGAAGATTGGCATGGACGAAGATACTTATCGCGCCTTGCTGCATGATCGCTTTAGCGTCTCCAGCAGCAAGGATATGTACTGGAAACAGCGCCGTGAACTGCTCGATCACTTCAAGACGCTAGGTTTCAAATCAACCAGCTCGATAAAGGCAGGCAAGACTAACCGCCCTACCCCCGCTGCTGATAAAGCCCCGCAGGTTGCCAAAATCCGCGCCTTGCTGATCGCCTTGGACAACAAGCCTGACGCCTATGCAGACGGTATGGCACGTCACATGTTCAAGATTGACCGCTTCGAGTGGTGCACCGGCGCGCAGTTGGGCAAGATTATCGCCGCATTGAGCTATGCGCTGAATAAGGCTGATACGACCCATAAAACTTGTGGGCAGGCATCTGAATGAATGCTGCCTTATCTACCGGTAAACAGGGATATTCTGCGACCATTACGCCCGCCAGCATACTGGAGATCATTGAGGTAATCGGGGAAGGTGCAGCATTGAAACTGGTGAAGGAATTTGGCGGCACTACCGTGCGATTACCGGCAAAATGCAACCTGACCGAAGATAATCCTATCGCACGCTGCATAGGTCTGGATACGCTTACTGCACTGCTCAAGGTAATTGGTGGCGGGCGCTGGCTGCATATCGCCCAATGCTCGCGCGGACTATTGGCGCAACGCAATCAGGAAATCGTTAAACGCTACAGTGCCGGGGAGAAAGTGGATAACCTAGTCCGGCGCTTCCGTATCAGCGACCGGCATATCTGGAATATCCTCGGCAGTACGGCGATAGATGACAGGCAGCAATCATTTTTTTAACAGGAGAGAGTTATGAACGAAAACGTAAAAAACCGCCAGCGTCTACTACAGGCACTTTATGAAGCGCGTGAGGCTAAGCCAAAGCAGGGATGGTTATTCGAACACGAACTAAGTGGACTAGTTGCTAATCCCGCCTTTGCTTTGGAAATCCTCAAAGAGCTAGATTGCATCGAAGATGGCGGTGTCAAATACCGTATTACCGGTAAAGGAGTGGTATTTTATGAGGCTTTGTAAAAATATTAGTTTTTAATAATGATGATTCGCTTTTAAGCCCCGCTCTGCGGGGTTTTTCATTCAGAAACAGGAGTTTTAGCTCTGTCGTTTCGTGGGAAGACCCTTGCGGTCTTGCTTTGGCACTGAAGCCTTTCCATATCGCTTACCCCTTCGCGCGCGCGTATCTTGCGCGACATGAGCACACCTATAAAAATCTGCGGACGCTGCACCCAATGGACGCGGCTTGACGACGCCAGGCTTCCCGATCACGGCAGCTGCGCGCACCGTCCTGCCGGGCATTACTCGCACGGCAGGCAGGTTTGTTTATTCAGCCCTACCCGATTTACCCAGGAGAAGATATGAAACATGATTGCAGTCCAAATTTAGGCGCTTTTCTGGACATGATAGCGGTGAGTGAGATCGGCGATCTGTTGCTGATGCGTTCGGCTAATGGCTATAACGTGCTGGTTGGAGCCACGCCGACGCACCCGCTTTTATTCACCAGCTACGCAACCCACCCGAATATCCTCAACAAGGCTACTAATTCGACCGCCGCAGGCCGCTATCAGTTATTGCATAAATATTATGACGCATACAGTAAGCAGCTTGACCTGACAGACTTTACCCCGGCATCTCAGGATGCAATCGCTATCCAGCAAATCAGGGAATGCCATGCCATTCCATTGATTGAAGCCGGGAAGATTGCTGAAGCGATTGCGGCTTGTGCGCATATCTGGGCGTCCCTGCCCGGTGCGGGGTACGGCCAGCACGAAAACAGGATTGCAGTGCTTGAAACAGCCTATCAAAACGCCGGAGGAAAACTAGCATGAACGACTTCATCAAAAAGGCGCTGCCGTGGATAGGTGCGGCTGCAACAGGCAATGTGCCGGCACTGGTTGCTATGGCAGCCAGTCAGCTGAGCCAGTCATTCGGTACGGACATTGCGCCGACTGCTGACGCCATTGTCAAGGCTGTACAGGGTGCTACGCCTGAGCAGCTATTGTCAATGAAACAGGCCGACAACGACTTTGCCACCAAGATGCAGGCGATGGGCTTTGCGCACCTGGAGGAATTGCAACAGGTTGCCGCAACTGACCGTGCCGACGCACGCAACCGCGAAATCAAGACAGGCGATAGCCGGACACCTCAAATACTGGCCGCCCTTGTGCTGGTCGGCTGGTTAACGGTGCAAGGCTATTTATTAACGCATGTAATCGACGCCAGCATGCGCGAACTGATCGCCCGGGTGCTGGGTACGCTGGACAGCGCGTTAACTCTGGTGCTGTCGTATTACTTCGGTTCCAGTGCAGGCAGCGCGGAAAAGAATCAGATTATTGCGCAAGGGCAAAAGGCATAACCAATGGAAAACTTCATAAAAATCATCTTCTGGATAAATATTATTACTGTAGCCATCAGGGCGTTGGTAATAGCTACTTCAAAGTACCCTCGTTTGCAAAGTACAAGTATTGGTTCGGAAGTAATCAGCTTGCTGTCTAGTTGCTGGCTAGCTGGTTATTCAGCATATCTGGTATGGGGTTAACACTGAAATGACTGACCAGATTGATGATGCGCAGGAAATGGACGCCTGGTATCGCAGCCGGTCACTGGATGCGCGTGTGGCTATTCCGATGCCCTACACCGGCCAGTGCTACAACTGCGAAGAGCCGCTTGAGCATGATAATTTCTGTGATGCCTATTGCCGGGATGATTACCAACTACGTAAAAAACAACAAAGCCAAAGGGTATAGGTATGGATGTGGAATGGATGAGATTTGGCTTTGAGATATTGCAATTCATAGCGACTGGCATTTTGGGTGCCTATGCCTATCAATCCAATAAAGACAAGGTGACAAATAGCCGGATCGGCAAGCTTGAGGATGATCTCGACGCAAGGCTGGATGGTCAGGCTGAGCGTATCACCCGGCTTGAAACCCGTGCTGAGAACTCCCCTACGCATGATGACTTAGGCGGTATTCACGAAAAGATAAACCAGCTCAGGGCGGAGGTTGGCCTGTTAACCGGTGAGTTTATCGGCGTAAGGAATCTGCTGAACACTCTTAATCAATATCTGTTGAATGAAGGAAAAAGATGACTACCTATGCCGAAGAGATCGCGGCCTCACGTCGGCTAACCATATTGCTGATGCTAAGTTTTGCGAATGGCTACACCATGAATCGCGCTGTGCTGCGTGATCAGGTTGGCCGCACTGGATACGTGACCAGCATGGATCAAATGATTGAAGAGCTGGAATGGCTGCTCAGTCGCCATCTGATTGAAATGCTGGAACTGGACGTGGTACGCCTGACTTATCAAGGTGAAGATGCCGCGCTCGGTCGCTGCCAGGTAGACGGTGTACGCCGCCCTTCTCTTTCTGTTCCAGGTAGGCCTGGCACCCCGCTTGAGCTTATGCCATCGGATGATAAACATGGCACACGGTGAAGATTCGCGTCGTCAGGTTCGTGCGGCTTATGTTTTTGATCAGCTGTCACTGGAAATCTCCGCCGTTAAATTCGGCGTTCCTTATGCTACCGCCAGAAACTGGAAGCGCGCAGGTAAGGAGTTGGGCGACGATTGGGACAAGGCACGCGGCGCGCAGTTGATCGCCGGTGGCGGCATTGAAGACGTGGTACGCCAGACGCTGGCCGTTGTGGTTCAGCAAGTACAGGCCACAGTCGAATCTATCCAGCAAGCGCCTGACATGGCGCCGGGTGACAAGGTGCAAATGCTGTGTAGCCTGGCTGATGCCTATAACAAGCTGATGTCCGCCAGTCGCCGCCTGATGCCGGAAACCGACAAGCTCGCCGTGGCCACGGATGTGGTTAAGCGTTACGCCGATTTCGTGCGGACAAAATACCCGAAGCACATGATGATTGTGGTTGAAACAATGGAGCCGTTCGGTGACGAGCTGGTGAAAGCGTATGGATAAGCTTGTCTGGATTTTAATCGGACTGATTGCCGGGAAGTACATCGGGTGGAATGCGGCTCATCATTGCGTTGCTGAAGAATGTCGTCGCTTGGGCAGTTTTTACGTTGGGAAGTCGATATTCAAATGCATTGAAATTAAGGACCCAGAGCCCTTTGTAGTAAAAATTCCGCCTGCACCACCTATGCCGGAATGGTATCGAAATAAGAAGGTTGAAGATGGCAAATAACAAAACCTCAAAATGCGACTTTCTTGAAGAGATCGGTAAGCTCGCCCAGAACTTCCGCATGCAGATCGAGGCGGAAGTAGACGGCTTCGATCCGGATCCTGCCGCCCTGGCTGAACGCCGGGCGCGTGCGATGCACGACTATCGTTTCTTTGCCAGAACCTACTTCCCGCACTACGTTAAAAAAGGCGAAGCGGCGTTACACACCTACCTTTATGACCGTCTGCCTGAGATTGTTGATAACGGCATCGGTGATCATGAGGTGATTGCAGCCCCGCGCGGCAATGCCAAATCCACCCTGGTTACGCAGATATTCGTGATCTGGTGCGTCGTTACCGACCGCAAGCGTTATCCGGTGATTGTCATGGACGCACTGGATCAAGCCGCCACGATGCTGGAGGCAATCAAGGCTGAGCTGGAGTTCAATCCGCGTCTGACCATGGACTTTCCGGAAGCCTGCAGTGCCGGTCGCGTATGGAACGTCGGCACTGTCGTGACCGCCAATGATGCCAAGATACAGGCATTCGGTTCAGGCAAGCGCATGCGCGGTCTGCGTCACGGTCCGCATCGCCCTGATCTGGTCATCGGCGACGATCTGGAAAATGATGAGAACGTGCGCTCTCCGGAGCAACGCGACAAGCTGGAAAACTGGCTGAAGAAAACCGTACTGTCCCTGGGGGAGGCGGATGACACGATGGATGTGATTATTATCGGCACCATCCTGCATTACGATTCAGTGCTATCTCGCTTGCTCAAAAATCTGCTGTGGACATCGAAGAAATTCCGCTCTATTGAGCGCTGGCCGGACAATATGCAGTTATGGGAGCAGTGGGAAGAACGCTTGCTCAACGAAGGCC